TCTCTTGAGTAGGAGTCTGATACGTTTTGAGACGAGGCCGCAGAGGGGGCAACGGCAGTCGGGGCGTCCGTGGCTCCAGCGGTGCTTGCGGCAGCAGCGGCAGCAGCGTCCGTATTAGACTTTGCCGCATCTATTGCCATCTCTTCTTGCGTCTTTGACGCTGAGCGGGATGCCGTAGATTGGTCGAGCACGCCCTTTTGCTGGTCTCTAAATTTTCTCTGTCTTGCGTTCTCTTCGGCCACAGCGCCCTCCATGGCTTTCTGAGACTGCCTGTTTCCAGCATAGGATGCACCTGCGCTGGCTATCATTAAAGATGTTGTTACTGGGTCACACATTATGTTACGACTTTTCCGCTGCCTCCCTGTTTGTTATTATTCCAGCCCATGTTCATTCCGAGGTTTGGGTTAAACTGCTGAAGCTTCATGTTGTTGACGACTATTGGGCTTGCGGCCTGGAAAAGTGCACCGACTGGAGTGTATGCTGGACCAGATGCCATTGAGTTGGCTCTAGACAGGGAAGAGTTTGCCGCGGCCATCGGGTCAGTGGTTGACACTGCCTGGCCTATTAGGTCACCTCTTGCCATTTCTACTGTCTGTCTTGATTTCTGTTCGTAGTCCCTTGCCTGTTGCTCCACATTTTGGGTCTGTTGGCCAAGCTCGTAAGTTAGGTCTGCCTTGGCTTTTGCGCTGGCAGACGAGGCACCAAGGCCAGTCCTTGCCATGCCATACTTGAGTTGATCGAGTGCTTGATTGTACTGTCTGCTTACCTGCGGTCTTGCCCACTGTGAATAAGTGTTTTTCTGCTTGGCGTAGAACCCGTCATCGAATCCTCTAAAGGCATTGTTTACCGCAGAAATTCCCTCTTTTATTCGGGCCTGTCTGTCGAGTTCCATCTGGCGAGATTCGGCTGCGCCCCCGTCACCACCGCCACACATTAGTTATAGCCTTTCATATTTTTTTCAAAAAGTAAGGTTGAGGTGTTGTCATTTGTTGAAATCCGAACTTATCCATGTAGTTCCAGTATGGACTAGACTCGGAACATGGCATGTATATGTAGTCGTATCCAGACATCCTACAAAAATTCTCGACTATTGCAAGTGCCACAAGGCTATCTCTTGCACTCATCTTCTTTGAGTGGGCCCATATTGATATGTGGCATACACCCCTGTTTCCTGGCCAAAATGTAAAACAGCCAGATATCTCTCCGTCTTTCATACAATAATAGTTCGGCATTAGCGGGACATTGTGATTGTCCTCTTTTGCTGCCGCTATCACTTCTTCTAGCTTTTCCTCTGAGTTTATTAGGTGGAATGATGGAAACATAAATTAGTCGGCCTTATCAAGCCTGTAGTGTATCATTAGGTTTGCTATGGTGGCTGGCTCGTTTGCCGATGTTGATACCATCGTCACGCCCATGTGCGTGCCAATTCCAACCATGGGTATTCTTCCAATCTGGAAGGTGGGACTGGTTATCGTAGCAATGAGTTCTCTCGCGGCTGTGTTGGAGGTGTTGCTTCCAGCCCAAACCTGCCATGAGCCAGACACTGTTGAGTCAACGCCAGTAAACGTTTTTGTGTGGGCTGGCTTTTCCCCATCAAGGTAGGGCATACCGATGGTTGCTATGTTTTCGTCTGTTGCGGACTTGTAGTTAACCCTCGACAAAACGTGAATTGACGACTCGCATCTTATGTACACATCTGTGTTTGTACTTGTCATTTTTAATATATCACCAAGGTTCGGATTGTAAGTGCTCCAAGCCTGTATCTGTGAGCCAGTAAATTGAGACAATACGTATATCTTGTCGTTTATGCTCATCATGTATCTGCCGCTGTTTGGCTCAATGACCGATGATATGTTATAGTTCAGTTGTGCTTCTTCTATTTCTGCTTCTATAAGCGAGTCTATTTGCGTTCCGATATCGGAAGACATTGCACTGTCTACTGCGTCTCTTGACTTTAGCGAACGAATACCGCTGGCAGAAACATAGAAAACATCTATATCACCAAGCTGAGCTATAGAGCCAGCGCTGATTGAACCTGTATTGGCAAGCACTTGCTGCTGTGAGTTTAGTTCTGGGTTTGGGTCCCATCCCCATATCTGCGTGTTGTTTTGACCAAACACCGCAAGCTGTGACTTGTATGGGGCTATTGAAACTACGTCATACTTTGTTGAAAAGTTTTCAGAAAAGTTAACGTAACCAGCTCCAGCCATTTGTGGGTCCCAGTCTAGCGGGTCATTTAAGGCAGAGAAAAAGACCGAAGGCCCAGCCGTAAGGTGCATCTTGGACTTATAGACCAATGCAAACCTTGGCTTTATGCCAGTTATATCAGAAGCGGCATGTGTTTTGTAAATCAAGTCGTCTGCGTATTTGGTGTTTATTTCAAACCTTGTGCCCTTTCCCACTGGCTCGTTAGCAGAAGCACCTATTATTATTGTGTTCTTTTGAGGCAATGCGCCCTCGGAGCTAACACCGCCAGCAAGAACACTAAAGGCTGTTATTGTAACAGTCCCATTCTTTACAACAGTCATCTGCTTTCCGTTTTGAGCTGAACCACCAGCGACATGTTTAATGTTAATCATACTTTCAGACACAGAAGCATCATACACGTTTTGAAAGGAATTTATTTGGTCAGCAACGTCTTGCATTATCTGTCCGTTTGATGTCAGCCAAAACTCTTCAACTCCAAGAATTTCAGTATTGTCTATTTTTATGCTGGATATTGAGTTTTTTGAACCACCTGCAAAAGTTCCAAGTCTCATTAATTTAAACGTTCCTTCTGGATTTGTAGCTACAGCCCCAGTTTTGCTTTTATTGCTTAGCATTACTGTCGCTCCCTGCAAGAAGGAACCACCGCCTCTATGCGAATACGCGAATCCGTAACATTCATTAAAGGTATTATCAAGCTCAAACCACACTTCATCTCCGTTGTAATCGATTGAATTTATTGCTGGAGAGAATATATTTAACATCATAAACCCGCATGTATTCCATCCATACCAATCTCCATCGTGTCCAAATTCCGCCCTGTAACCGCTTGCTGGCGTGTTCGCGTTTATGAACTTGGCTATGGCTCCAACCATTGGCTCCGTTCCGAGAAGGTATGGTATATCGTTGTCGTTTATTGTTATAAATGAATTTATCGGTACAAAAGCTATGTCAATGTCATTTGTTATTACTTGCGAAACTTTCATTGGAGCTACGTTCCAATAAGGACATCTTCCAAAGCCACCAGCGGAAGCAACGCCAGCAGAGCCTCCAGTAATGCCAAACTTAGTAAACGCTCCAACTGGAAGCGAGCCAATGACGCGTTCCTGCGTTCTGAAGGTGTTAACCAATGTATCCGTTGCGCTTGGGTACTGAGAAAGACTGCTCATCCTTCTGGCCTCAAGTTCAAATGACTTTTCCGACTTTCCTATTACTGTAATTCTATTTGCGTCAGCACCAGTGCCAATCGTGCTTGAAGAGAAATTTGAATCAAGCATCAAGAATGCGTACAGCTCTGCGGCCACTTGAGCTGCAGTCTGTGTCAACGCTGTCAACCCGTTTCCAACCATTCCCTTGTATATGTCCTTTACCACTGTAGGCTTATATATCTTCGTAGAACCAATTAAGTAATTTTCTTTTTGTTCGTCATAGAAGCAATGTGTTTCAAATACAGAGTTTTCTATGTTGTGCCTAAACTTTATTATTGAGAAAACTTTTCCGTCATAAACTGTTGACCATAAAACCTTATCAATAATCCAGTTGTTATTGTACGGATGAGTGACTGCTTGTATCTTCACCCCAGCTGCGTTCAGTGTCGCGGCAGTCTGCTGAGTGACGTCAGACAGCAATGCAAAAACAAAAAGGCCGTCAGACGTTGCTTCCAGCCCATGATACTTACTTGCGTCAATCGCTGATACCAGCTCAAAGCAATGACGCTTTTCAACCTCCCCGCCTCTCGATATGTGTGCATTCCTGCACAACGTCAACGCTCCAGCTGGAGACGTCAATTCGTTTCGTCTTGAGTCTAAACCCAATTTGAAATCCTGGACGAGAAGGTATGGCATTAGTTATTCTTCCATCTACCCCAGAGTTTTCTGGGTTCTGGATTGACATCTTCACCGCCAAGAACAAAGTTTCCATTCTTGGTGGCGAGAGCCTTTAGTTTATTGAAGTGCATCTTGGCTTGGTCGTACTTGATTGCAGAGCCTTCGTCTTTTAATGATGCAAGCATTTCTGCCGAAGCATAAAGCACGATAAGAGTGTCGTCTATCAAAGCGGTATCGCTGTCTGAAACCATGCGAGGGCAACTCATGTACGCGAAAAGTCTAAACTTCTGTTCGTCACTTTCTGGTATAGGCCAGACTTCTATCTGAGTATTGTTTGCGGCTATTCTCCACCTTCTTACGTTGTCTTCCTTTTGGCCGATTTCGCTGTTCACTATGTTGTAATGAGCTGGTCCTATTCCGCTTTCACAGACATACCAGTAGTCATTCCAGTTGACCATAAGCTTTCTTATTCGATCTGGACTTACAGTGCTTGGTATGTTGTAATACCTAACTCCATCAACCGACTGTATGTCGGTCTCTGTCCACAGAAAAGGC